ATACGACGGACTCTTCACCGGGGACTACCGTTATCACCCCGCGGTAGTCAACCCCCGTAACCTTAACCCGAGTCAACCCGACCTCCTCAAGGACCAACGCCGGCGCTTCAATTCCCTGCCTCTTTCCGCCCGTAGAATGACCCGGTCATGGGACGGAACGCCCCTGGAATCCCGGCTTTGACCTACACCTAAGCCATTCGTATTCAAGGGCTTAACCCCGGTAGCCTCAACTACCCTTAACTCCTTATCCTGCAACGACTTACACGAATTTCGCTCCCGGATAGCCATCAAAGCTTTGCGCCGCAAAGGGATGCTGGGGTCCGCAGCCTCAAGCCTTGGATGCGGTTGACAAGGGGGCTCTTCCGGGCTATCTTATCTGCAACTTCAAACCCCCAGGAGGTCCTATGCTGCCCATCCTATCCGAACCCAAAGCCCCGGCGCCTGCCCCGGCCCCTTCGAATCCCCGGGAGAAAGAGCCGTCCATCCTTACCCGGTCTGCAACCCCCCGCTGCGGCGACTGCGCCCACATGCTGCCGGGATCCCGCATCATTGACTACGGCCCGGTCAAAGCCCCGACCCCATCCGGGATGCTCATCTGCACAGCCCTGAAAAACAATCCGGAATGCCTCACGGCAAGGCGCGGTACGCAATGCGGTCCTTCCGGCGCACTCTTCACCCCCAAGGAAACAAAGCCCGACAGCGGCCCGGAAAACCCCATCCCTGCACCTGCCCCGGATAAGCCCCCGGTCAAGGCCAAGCGCAAGCACCGCCGGGTCAACCCCCTGCCCGAGGAATCCAAGCCCGCACCCGAGGAACCCGAGCCGGGTACCATCCCCGGGGTCACCATCTTCAAGGACGATGCGGAGGAGTAAGCAATGCCCGCGTTAGGCCTGCCTAAGATATCCCTGGAAGAGGCATCCATGCTGCTCATCATGATTGACACCTGGGACAAACGTCAGGTCAATCATCGGGGAAGGTATCCTCAGCATCGGTACGCCACGGCCTACCGGGAATTCTGCGAGAGGACCGGGCGGACAATCCCATCCGGGGCGCCTACCTGCCATACCCTTTGCGAACGCCTGCTTAAAACCCCGGCGGTTACCGAAGCCTTGAATCTCAGGGCCGAGGCTCAACTCAGGGGCGAGCCCGTCGAGATACCCGTCACCCAACGCCTGCACCGGGAACTCACCGAGTCACTGGATGGGCTGCTGGTCCTATCCCGCAAAGGCGCCTGCGGAGTACTCACGGATATCATCTGCCGGGCAATGGCTCAGGATCTCACCCCGCACACCGCCAACATGACCACGTCAGCCATCAAGATCATGGCTCAGCTGCGCGGCTGGAACGAGGAGGGCAAGGAGGAATCCGACGGCAAGGACATCCCGGGCCTCAAGCTCATCCGTCTCAAGGATATCAAATCCGGGCGGATAATCGAGGTGTCCGATGGCGACGACGATTAAGGTCAACACCAACCTGGCCGAGCTTTTCCGGGCACACGAATCCGAAGCGAGGTACCGGCTGCTCATCGGGGGCACGAGATCCGGGAAGACCTGGGCTATCCTGGAGTACCTCATCACCCTGGCTGTTCAGACCCCGGACCTGCGCATCACGATATTCCGTCAGGATTCAACAAGGCACACCGCCGGGGCAATGGCGGACTATCAGGACCTGCTGCGGGGGAAGTTCCGGGCGATAGCATCCCGGCTGCATTTCAATTCCGTGGACAAGACAACCCGGTTCCCTACCGGTAGCGTCATCCGGTTCGCCGGGGCTCAGGACATATTCAAGGCACACGGCCCGGCGCACGACATCCTGTTCCTCAACGAGGTCAACGAGATGTCATCCAAGGTCATCGACCAACTGGACATGCGTACCCGGGTCATGGTAATCGCGGACTGCAACCCGGTGGATATGGAGCACCCGTTCCTCAAGAAGTTGACGGCCGACCCCCGGACCATCATCGCCCGGACAACCTACCGGGACAACCCGCACCTGTCCCCGTCTCAGGTAGCCGTCATCGAGGGATACGCCCCAACCCCGGAGAACATAGCGGCCGGTACCGCGGACAAGTACCTCTACGAAGTCTACACCCTGGGCAAGCCCGCCCGGAGGGAAGGCGCGGTCTACGAAAACTGGGAGATATCCGACGAATGGCCTGCCCGGGATTCCTGCCAACGGTGCGCCTGGGGGCTGGACCTGGGTTTCGCAACGGACCCGACCGCGCTCATCTGCGCCCGGGTCAGGGGCACGGAGCTTTTCATCCGGGAGTACCTCTACGAATACGGCCTGCTCATCGCCCCATCGGAGTACGCCCCCGAAGTACCATCCCTTCTGCGACATCTGCAAGCCCTGCGATCCCGGATACACCCTGCGGATTTCATCTACTCGGAATCATCTCAGCCGGAATCCCTTACGCAACTGCGCCTGGCTAAACTGCCCATCATCCCGGCAACGAAAGGCCCGGGGAGCATCATCAAGGGCATCAACCGGGTCAAACGATTCAAGCTCAGGCCCTACCGGGGGAGTACCAACCTCATCGGCGAACTGCGGAACTACACCTGGCGTCAGAATCCCAACGGCTCATTCACCGACGCCCCCGTAGACCGGGATAACCACGCCCTCGACGCCCTGCGCTACGCCGCCCAGGGTTTCGCCCCGCTGCGGACCGACCGGGAGATATCCGCGGAGGATACATCCCCGGAGCAAGCCCTCATCCGGATGCTCGCCGCCCGCCGCAAGCCCCTGCACAAAGACCCGGAGGCTATCGTGATTTAATCCGGGAGATTGACACGAACCCATACCCGCGTTATAGTTACCCGCAAAAGGAGATTGCCGCCATGAGACTACGTCGACCGAAAACCAAGGATATCCGCAAGGTCCTTTCCGGGAAGGGGAACCCGCTCAGCTTACTCGACCCGCTCGCCGGGACAACCGACAAGCCCGAAGCATCCCCCGCCCCACCCCCGGCGGAGGTAACTCAGACCCCGGACCAGGAGCTCGACGACCGGGAGATCAATCTCAAGGCAGCCCGCAGGCGTAGACGCCGGGGCGCAGCCGGAACCCAGCTTACTCAACAGCCCATGCCCGGGCAACCCACCTTGGGGAGTGCAGGCAGATGACCCCGGAAAACCTTATCGACATTCAATCCCAGCTTACCGCCCGGAAAGCCCTCGTCGACGGGTACCAGCAGACGGTACTTGAATACGCAACCCCGTACGGAGTGCAGTCCGGGTCAGGTCAGATGAAGGACATCACCACGCATCCGGGCAGGTACGGCGTACTTTCCGATGCCGTCAAGACCTTGGCCGCAGGGCTCTACAGCAACACCCTCCGGGTAGGCGAACAATGGTATGCCCTCCAGCATCCGGATGCCGAGGTACGTAAAGACGAGACCGTCAACGACATCTATTCCCGGGCAACCGTTGTCACCCAGCAGATGCTCTACTCCAGCAACATCGCCGAGGCCATCCAGCCCGTACTCAGGTATTACGCCGCGGTAGGGTGCGGGTGTCTCTACACCTACGAGACCGACCGGGGAATCGCATTCAAGCCTTACAGCCCCCGGGACATATGCGTCGAGGACTCCCCGGACGGGGACCCGGCCATCGTCTCACGGGAAACCTTACTCACCAACGCCCAGGCAATCCAGTATTTCAACCGCGAGGGCGATCAGATCCCCGACTCCATCATCACGGAGCAGGCGGAGCCCACCTCCCGGTATCGTACCCACAAGTACCTCCACATCGTCATGGAGAACCCGGAATATATCCCGGGCAGCCGACTCAAGGGACATCTGGAATACATCGGGTACTGGATATGCCGGGACTTCGCAGACCGAATCATCCGGACCGAGGACCTGGACTACATGCCGTACGCGGTACCCCGGCAGGCGGTCGAGGACCAATACCCCTACGGCTACGGACAGGGGACCGAGGCCCTGGCGGATGCGCAGCTTTATAACCGGGCCATGGATGACATGCTGGACAGCATTGAGACAGCGGCTCACCCGCCTATCTTCCTCCCGGCAGGACTTTCCCGGGAGGATATCGACCTCAGGCCGAGGGCCGTCAACACCGGGCTCAACCCCGGCGAGGTACCCTTCGTACTTAGCACCGGCGGGGACCTAAACGCCTTATCCGCAGTCATCTCCGAGACCCGGTCAACCATTCAGGACAAATGCTTCGTCAACTTCTTCAACGCCTTGCGATCCGTTCCGGCAGGGATGACAGCCACCGAGGTATTGGAACGACAGGATGAGAAACTACAGCAGATTCTCCCGATTGTATCCGGCCTCATGTCAGGACTTTACCGGCCGATTGTCCGGAACACGGTCATCGCAGCCCTCAACGCGGGGCGGATACCCGGCGAGGAGGTACTCCGGACCCCCGACGGCCTGGATATCGAGTACTCCTCCCGCCTTGTATCCAAGCTCAAGGACCTGGAAACAGCTCACATGCTGGAGGTTGCACAGATTACCGGCACCCTGGAACAAGCAGCGGCCACCAGAACCGGGGCAGTTGTCATCGACCCGGTCAAATGGCTCCGGCGCATCGCCCGGAACAAGGGCCTGGACCCCGACCTCATCCCGGCGGAGCAGGACATCCAAGCCAACGCGGAACTCTACGACGAGGCGCAGGCCGAGGCATCGCAGCAGGCCGCCATTATGTCGTCTTTGGCACCCGCCGACCCAAACAAGGCCCCGCAACCGGGCAGCCCCCTGGACGTAGCCCGCCGCGGCATCTAACTTACGGATACGAATCAGCATGTCTACCGATAGCCCGCAGCCCACCAAGCCCAAGGAACACACGGACCTGTTCCGCCGGGTATTCAATACCCCCGACGGTACCAAGGTGCTGGCGATCCTGGAGGATGTATGTGGGTATCACCGCCCGGGATTCGCCCCGGACCCCCACACCCTGGCCTACCGTACCGGCCGACGCGACATGCTGGTCACTATCCGGCAGATTCTTTCCGGCAGTTAACCCCCGAACCCCTAGGAGATACAGCACATGGCCATCCTGACAGTCCCAGCAGCAGACGCACCCCCGGCGGCACCCCCGGCAGCACCCCCGGCGGCACCCCCGGCAGCACCCCCGGCAACCCCGGCAGCACCCCCGGCAACCCCGCCTACGGAACAGACCGCCTGGCACACCGCCCTCCCGGAGAACCTACGACAGGACCCGAACATCCTGAAGTACAAATCCATGGAGGATTTCGCAGCAGGCCACATCAACCTGGTAAGCAAGCTGGGTACCCGCGCCGAAGAACCCCCGGAAACCCCGGACGGGTACACCTGGAAGCCCCCGGCGGACGCCCCGGCGGATGAGGAACTCCTCAAGGCAGCCCGGACCCACCTCCACGGGCTGAAGCTCCCGGACTCCCAGGCATCCAAGGTCTTGGAATTCATTACCAAGAGTGCGGCGGAGGCAGCCAAGGCACAGGCGCAGGCAAACCAAAGCCAGGTCGAAGCGGAGTACACCCAATCCCTCGCGGACCTGAAAGCCGAATGGGGCGGGCAGTACGAAGCCCGGGTCGCAGCAGCCAGCAACGTCCTCGGTAAGTTCCCCGAACTCAAAGCCTTGTGCATCCAGGAATCCCTGGAGGACAGCCCGGCTTTCGCCCGGGTACTCGACATGCTGGCAAGACAGACGGCAGCACCGGGCGCCCCGCCTCCCCCGTCCGGAGGGGCATCCAGCCCGACAGCCCCGGCAGCCTGGCAGTCGCAGGTCGAAAATCTGAAAGCATCCCCGGCGTACTCCAACCCGGGGCACCCCGACCACCCGGCGGTACGCCAGCAGCTCATCGCCTTGTACGAACAGCGGTACAAGTAACCAACCCTTCATCCCCCCGGGTTCGTCACTCTCCTGGGGTTAAGCCCGAGGTCCGGATAGCCTGACGTAGGTTATCCGGGCCTCTTTTTCAGGGGGGCTTGACAACTGCACTCGAATGCAGTATACTTATTCTAAGCAAGAGCCCCGCACCCCGGGCCTTGGAATTGAGGACACCTCCTTCGGGAGCCCGACAGTCCGGGCCGAGATAGCGGATACGCCGGCGACGAACGTACCCAGTCTCAACTCAAGCAAGGAGCCTCACACAATGGCCCTCAATACTCACTGGAAATACATGTACGCCGATCTGGTCAGGGAACTGGCCGGGTCTCCCAACCGTTCCATCCTCAAAGAGTTCTGCGCCCGCGACACCAAGAAGGGCGAGGCCCAGTTGTTCGACGCCATCGGGGTGTTGGACGCCGCGAATCAGACGGCGCTGGCCAGCATTCAGGATTCCCGCAAGTATTTCGAGACCCTCACGGCCCCGGATGTCGCGGACCTGGTCAAGCTGCTCACCCCTCACAAGGAGATTCTCCGGCAGCGTACCCAAGGCGTCCCGGTTCGCATCGATACCGGCCACGTTTTCCGTTCGGAAGACGAAGTCGCAGAGGGTGCCATCTCCACGGGCAACGTCCTCAACACCTTGATGAAGACCATCTGGACCCGCGAGGACGCTCTGGTCATCGGGGCTCTGCGGGCTGCAACCCAGCTCCGGACCACGGGTGATCCGCATACGTTCGGCGCGGTTTCGTTCCCCGGCGGCCAGATCCTGGGCGCAGGCGGCGAGGTCACGGCCTACACCAAGGACGTACCCACGGCCATCAAGGCGGTGTTCGAGGCCAACTACATGGCGGACGAGCCCATCTACGTCCTCATCAGCCCGGCCACGAAAAAGGAACTCATCGACGCCTCCGGCGACAAGATCCAGAATCGGGACTTCGTCGAGAAATCGGAGTACTTCACCAAGGGTCGTCTCCCGGACATCCAAGGCTGCATTCACATCGTGCATCCGGCATGCCCGGACGACGAGGCCCTGGCCTGGACCAAGGAAGGCATCATGTACAACCAGGCCTCCCCGCTTGTCACCAAGATGGGCGAGGATCCCGGTCAGCGTTTCAACATCAACCTGATGGTCGAGGAGTTCGTCTCCTGCGTTCGTCTGGATGATAAGCGCGTCGTGCAGATCGCCATCGACCGTTCCACCTGATTCATCTAATCCGGTTGACCGCCGCGAGGTGCGGGTGCGTAAGGCCCGGCCTCCGGCGGTTGACCCGCTTAACAATACCGGAGGTTACCTCTTGGAAGTCCTGCTGCTGGGTTGCATGTCCGAGCCGACCGGCAACATCCCCCGGTGCCAGGAGTTATGGCATTGCAACGACAGTTTCCAGGTCTACCCCTACGAGGATTATCCTCCGGACATCATTTTCCAGGTACACGACGCCTCCAAACCCTGGGGTCGTAAATGGCCCGCCGACTGGCGCAAGCGGTACCTGAATTCGCAGGCCGACATCATGCTGATGCACCCGGACCCCTCATTCCCGAAGGGCCGGGTGCAGAGGTATCCGGCAGCTCACGCCCTGGATGACGCCCCGGCGGGCACCCTGAATTCAACCCTTGCCATGATGATCTGGTATGCATCCGCCCCGGCGCTGGGCATATCACGGGTTCACATCCACGGGTTCGCTCTCCGGGAACCGGAGTACACGATAACCATCCCGGGCGTTGTCCGGATGATTCGCCACGTAGAGAAGAAAGGCGTCCGGGTCACCTGCAGGTATCGCAAAGCCTGGGAAGCCTTGTATGATTTCATCGGGGCAGACGACGCCCCGACAACGATGGAGTATGCAGGCATCCGGGAGGCTGCCCGACGGAACGTTATCAACGACATAACAGGAGGGCTCCCCGATGCCTCAACCCTCACAGACCTTAACTGACGTAGTCAACATCGCCCTGGGTCTCCTCGGGCACAAGCCTATCCAGAACATCGAAACTCCGGGTCGAAGCCTGGAGGCGTTCCTCACCAGCGTTGTCACCAGCGCCATCCGCAGCACGCAGTCCACGTATCCCTGGCCTGAGCTGACGAAGGTTGTCCGCATCAACCCCCGGGAAGACCTGACCCTGGATGGATATACCCAGTATCCCCTGCCGACGGAGCTGCTCCGGATAGTCCACCTAAGCAGGGAAGCACCGTATCAACGCCGGGGCCCGATGTTGCTCACCACCGGCAGCGGAGAACTTACCCTGCATTACATCGCCTACAGCGACGACCCCGGGAACTGGTCGGAGTATCTCACCGAATGCATCTACACGGAGATGGCGGCCCGCCTTGCGATGCCCCTCACCCAGCGGTCAGCCCTAGCCGCCGACCTCAGGATGCAGGCGGAGACCCTCCTGCGGACGAAGGTTGCTCGGGCAGAACAGGAATCCAGGTCAGCCCAGGTCAAGGGCAGAGATTTCGAATACGTATCCATTCTCAGAGGTGGGTCCCAGGCACGCGACAACCGGATTAGGAGCAGGTAACAGATGCCGCCTAAGACATACCGATACTCGTTCAACACCGGGGAAGTAGCCCCGGAGCTATGGTTCCGCCCGGACATCACGGCAGCGTACGGGGCATGTCAGCACATGTTCAATATGCTCCCGACCCCGCAAGGCGCGGCCACCGGAAGACCCGGAACTACGCACATCGCAGACGTCAGCCAGGGGTATGGCCCGACGAATCCCTTGACGATACCGCTACGTTCCACACCCTTGGAACCGGAACGCCCGGCTCCCGGTATCCCGGCAAACGTCAACGACGTCACTTTGCGTCGCAAACCTGGGAGATGCTTCGCGTTTCCCGCCGGCGACGTCAGCTACACGGTACTGCTCACCTCGGACGACAACTCGGGGGCTCCGCCCGGGTCAACCCTCCGGGTATACAACCGGGAAGACGGCCGCCTCGTCTACGCGCAGACCGCACCCTGGACAAAGGACATGCTGGAGAACCTCCGGACCCGACACGTCAACGATATCCTGTACATATTCTCCCGGCAGGTACGCCCGAAGCGGCTCGCCCGGTACTCCGATACCGATTGGGAACTCCAGGACGTCCGTCTTTTCGGGGGACCTTACCTCCCGGCGGACTCCGACGAACAGATCCGGCTGGGAATCCCCGTCTGGGACATCCTTGAAACGTACGCGGAAGGAGACCTCGCCTGTGACGAAGACAAGATCTACAAAGCCCAGGGACCTACAACCGGCGACAGACCCCGGGACAACCCCTCGGCGTGGTTACCGGAAGTTCTGCTCACGGATACGGTGCTTACCGTGGATGTCCCGGCGGACACCGACGGCTCGATAGCGGATATCGGCAGGACCATCCGCATCTCCCAAGGGCAGGACAAGCTCATCCGGACGGAGTGGGGCTCAGGCGCTACCGAAGGCAGCATCCTAGGACCCATCCCGGTCAACGACGCAGCCATCGTCACCACATCCGGCATCTGGGCGGGGGATATCGAACTCCAGCTCAGCCCTGACGACGGAGAGACCTGGGAAACCCTGGTAACGTTATCCGCGGAGGGCGACAAGAACTTCGATAACCGGGTAGTCACCGGCGACCTCGGCGGCCTGGCTCGTATCCGCCTGGCTCGTAGGACGGCGGCTACCGGGGACAACGGCTTGAACATCACGCTGTCCGCCCCGGGCGTACAGCAGGCTTACGTAGAGATTACCGGGTACTCCTCCTCGACCTGGACGGTCAAGCTCCTCACCCCGGTACTATACAACCGGGACACAACGGACTGGGCGTTCTCCGCCTTCGACCCCGTTCGGGGATGGCCGGGTCTGGGCACGTTCTTCCGCAAGCGGTTGTACCTGGCATCCGGACCCTTGTCCGGGTTGACGTTCTATTCCAGCGCCATCGACGACTTCGAGGACTTCCGACTGGGGGTCAACCCCGACAACGCCCAGGAATTCACCCTGGACAGCACCACCCGGGCGGAGATTACCTGGATGGTACCGCTTCGGGAGCTGGTCATCGGTACCGATATCGGCATCCACGTCACCCAACCCGCTGCGGCGGAGGCCCGCCTGGTATCCCTCTACGGCAGCGCAGCGGTCGAGGCAGCCGTATCCGACGAATCAATCTACTACGCAGCCCGAGGCGGCCGGAGCATCATCCGGCTTACCTACAACAACGAGACCGTATCCCAGGACATGCTTATCGGGTCCGATGCGACGGTCTTCAGCCCGCACCTCTTCCGGCATTTCGAGCCGGTGCAGATGGTCTGGGCGAATATCCCGCATCCAACCCTGCTTGTTGTCCGTCGGGACGGCGCCCTGATCACCCATACCATCAACGTCGAGCAGCAGGTACGGGCCTGGGGGCGGGCATCCGTAGGGCATCTCATCGATGTAACGGTCAACCGGAGCGCAGGCACCGGGGACGACGTCAACCTGCTTACGTACCCCGGAGGCGACAGCGGTACTCTCCAGCTCCTTAGCATGCGTTCGACCAATCCGGACCTGGACGGGATGCGCTCCCTGGATGTGTTTGAGGGCGACGCTGCCGAGGGTATCTACCTCCCGGGCGACGTTCGGGCCGTCAACTACCAAGGGTACGACGCCATCGGCTCCGGTCTTCCGGAGGAATGCGTAGGCCCGGCGGTCTTCATCCGGTTCCATACAGCGCCCGTCGGGGATATCATGTACGAGGACAACCGCCTACTGCTCCCGGTATCCGCGGACGGACGGACGTTCTGGCTTAACCGGACGACGTATCCGACGGTCACCCCCGAGTACCCCTCCGTATTTGAGGACGGGGTAGCCCGCACACCTATCGCGGATTACATCCGCCTTACCCCGAGGGTCATCCGGTTCTCAGACCCGGGGGCATCCTACGACGTTACGACGACCGAGGGGCTCAACGCCGGCATCATCTCCCCGGTCCGCGGCAAGGACCTCTGCATCCTGGCTCCCGGCGGGTACTCCGTCACGGGCATAGACGAATCCGACTGGGAGGAAATCACGCCCTGGCAGGTATGCTTCCCGCAGCTCCCCGATATCCTGGACGACGCAGCCGTTGCCAACGGCAAGGCTACCGCAGGCGAGGCCTACACCAGCCTCCTGGACACCACGGACCTCATTGGCAGCCCCGACATGGGCGGACCCGGGCGTACCTGCAGGGCTACCCGCTGCGAGTTGTACCTGGTGGACACCCTCTCCGGGGAGGTTTCGACAGACCAGGAATCCTACGACAGTATCCTGCAGGACGATTCGACGCAGTTCATCGGGCAGGCACTCCCGGTGTTCACAGGCAAGCAGGTCATCCCCAGCGTTCACGGCTGGACGCACGACCAGGGCCTTATCGTAACCATCCGGAAGACAGGTCCGGATAAACTCACGGCGGCAGCCATCGGCATAACCGTCGTCGCGGAGGATTAAGCATATGAGCGGTATGTCAGCAGGTGAGAAGATGCAGGTCATCGGCACCATGGTCGAGATGGGCGGGCACTTCGGCGAGGCCTGGCATCATTCCAGGAACTACAAGCGCAAGTCCAAGCAGACCCGCCTTGACGCACAGGCCCGGTGGAACAACATCCAGTTGCAGGCCCAGGCCATGGAGACCGACCGTATCTACAACGCGAATCTGGAACGCCGGATAAACGATTTCGCAAGAGGCGCGGACAAGGAAGCCCTTGCCGGCAGCGGACTTTCAGGGGAGACCCTCAACCTGCTGCAGGCAACCGCGGATACGTCAGCGGAGAAGGACGTCCGGGAGCGCAGCCGGCAGGTACGCGGGGAGATCAACCTGCTCAAGCACGAGCAGACCCTCACCATGGTAGCAGCCCGGAATGCCCGCAAGGCACTCCGCCACGAGCGCGACCTCAAGGTGACCAACTCCATCATATCCGGGATATCCGCCGGGTTCTCAACCTCCATGGACCTGTTGAACAACCGGATAAGCTCCGGACAGATGCAGGGCGGCCAGCAGGGAGCAGGCGGAATGTCCGGCGGCTCGGGCGGCGGGGCATCCGGAGGCGGCGGGGCATCCGGAGGCGGCGGAGCCGCAGGCGGAGGCGGAGCAGGATGAACAACCCCCGGCATTTCTACAGCGAACAGGTAGCCCTCTCCAGCAATACCGACATGTGGGCTACCCCGCAGGATACGTTCGACGCCTTGAACGAGGAGTTCGGGCCGTTCGATCTGGATGTCTGCGCAACGGCTGACAACGCGAAATGCACCTTGTACTACACCGAGGAGCTGAACGGCCTGAACCAGCCCTGGCTGGGACGCTGCTGGATGAATCCCCCGTACGGTAGGACCATCAAGGCCTGGATGCGCAAGGCCTACGAGGCATCCCTGAACGGGGCCCTGGTCGTATGCCTGGTACCGGCCCGAACGGATACCGCCTGGTGGCACGACTACGCGGCAAAAGGTACCATAAGATTTATCCGCGGGCGACTCAAGTTCGGGGGATGTCGCAATTCAGCGCCCTTCCCGTCCGCAGTTGTCATCTTCGGAAACAACAAGGAGCAACCGTAATGTTACAGAGAAACGTACTCCCCGGGCAGACCGCCCGGACCGCCGCTCCGTCTTCGGAGATGTACGACAAATCCCGGATGGGTCTGTTGGACGCGGTCCACGCCCGGAACGCAGGCGCAGCCCAGATCATCCAGCGGGAGGGTAAGGTTGTCCAAGGCAAGGGCAAGGAGATGCACGCCGCTCAGCAGCAGGCTAAGAACCAGCAGGAGCAGGAGCAGGGCGACGCTGACCTGGCGCAGGCGAACGCCTACCGGAACAAGCGCATGTCGGATGCGGACATCGAGGCCGAGGGTACGCAGGACCCGGCAGAGCGCAACCGTATCTACGACGAGGCCATCAAGGACGTAGACGCCTACGGGGATGGTTTCGGCGGTCAACCCAAGGGATTCAATCAGTACGACCCGAACTGGGACGGTACCCAAGGACAGGCCCAGCCCAGTATCCCCAACTTCCGGAGTGACCGGGCGAAACAGGCCTGGCGGAACCAATGGATTCAGCAGCGGGAAACCCTCCGAGGTAAGACCGAACTCCAGAATTTCCGCATGGATAAGCAGGCGACCGGTACCCGGTACGATACCGCGGACCAAGCGGCCATCGACACCGTCATCGACGCCCCGACCGCAGCGCAGGCCTACGGACTCATCGACGACCACGCCCGAGCCCGGGTAGACGCAGGCCTGTTCTCTGAGGCGGACAAGGCCCAGTACATGGCCCGCGTAGACCGGGAACTTTCCAACCGCATCGTCCAGGCGGAGTTCACGGACATGGCGATAACCGTCCGGGAGATGACATCCCGGGAGGTCACCGCCGAGGACGAGGCCACGTACAAGTCGATGGTGAAGGATTTCGAGGCCACCCTTGCCGAGCACCGGGATAAGCTGGGTGACGAGCTGGTACTCCGGATGGTAGGGCGGGCGGACGACCTGGGTAACCAGCTCAGCACCGCCAACCGGGCGAGAGCTGCCCAGGAGCGTATCCTCCGTCAGGAAGAGGAGAAGATGTACACGGACAGCATCGTCCGGGAACTGGGCCTGGCCCAGCCGGATTACGCCCGCCTCCTGGACATGGTCAACGCCGAGGAATCTCCGGTACTTGGACACGACCGCCGCAGGCTCCGGAACATGGTAATCGACCAGATGGAAAAGGATTCCGACCCGAAGAAACTCCCGGCAACCAATCCGCAGGAGTACGAATCCCTTTGGGAGGATGTCTACAGTTACGATCCGGATACCGACCCGAGCGGTAAGGGCCGGTTCGAACTCTTCGGCCGCATCAGCGGGATGGCAACCGGTGAAATCCGGACGGAGCTTGCCGGGGAACTCCGCCGCAGGGTCAATATGAAAGTGGACGGCCGGACTCCGGCGGCAACCCGCAAGTACGTCGCCCAGCGGTCGACAGAAATCTCAGGCCTGCTCAACGTAGCCCCGCCCGAGTGGACCGGTATCTGGAACAAGGAATGGGACAAGCGCAAGCACCTGGGCCTATCCTACAGCCAGCGGGCAGTTGCTATGGCATCGGTTATGGAGGACGTGGACAAAGCCCTGGCCGAGGGCAAATCGATTCAGGACATCGAGAACCTTATCAACAACCACCCGGTCTACATCCGGGCGCAGGAACGTCGGAATCTGGGGAACCTGTACCACGATTACATGCAGGGCAATCAGGATACCCGGCTGGAGAATACCGACATCCCGTTGGAATTCCGCCTGGTTCCGGGTATGTTCGGTAGGGAGGAATCCGAGCTGGACAACACCGGCCGAATCAACCTGCGGCCCGGTAGTCGAATCGCAATACCGTTACCCCAAGGAGTTGAACCCTGATATGAGCAGCCCCCACACCCCGATGTCTATCGAAAGGTTCCACACCGGCTCCTCCAGGCAGACCTTATCCGGTCGGACGGTACTCCCCGGGCAGACCCCCGAGGCGCCGGCCGCCCCCGCTCCGCAAACCCGGACCTGGGATGTGACTAACGACGACCTTAACCGGTTCAGAACCCGGGGTCTCCCCGAGACAATCAAACCCGGGGACGAGCTTCGGGTGGTACCGAGCGTTCAGGAGATGAGCAGGGTCAACCTCTTCAAGGACATCTCATCCGGAGTCAGGTTCGAGGACGACAAAATGGCGGCTATCACAAGGGCCTTCATCGTAGACGCAGGGGGCTTCGACCCGGCCGAGGCCGAGGATGTATCTACGGATCATCTCATCGAGTTCTTTTCAGGAGAGCGCATGAGCCCGGAGGCCTTCGTCACCCGACTCCGGGAGACCGTCTTCAACCCCCAGGACATGGACGCCCCGATTCAAACAAAGCCGGGTATCGTCTCAAGGGTCATGAGCTGGGCAGGTCGTCAGATTACCGGGGACAGTCCGCAGGCGCCTCCGACCACAACCCGGCGGGAAATCCTGCAGTACGGCAAGCAGGCGCTCAGCCCTATGGCGCAGGCGGAGGCTCTCCGGATTCACATCGCCGGTAACATCAACGAACTACGTCTCCAGCAGCTCAGCCGGGACGAGCTGAATTACCTCCCGACCTACATCCAGGCACTCTCCGTTCAGACGGACCCGGGAATCCTCCGGCAGATCTACGACGCGGCATCGGATAAGATCGGGCAGACCGCATCCGGAATCGGGGCCACCCTGTCCACCGGGCGGAACGACGGCGTAGGTACCTACCTCCGGTTCCGCAAGGACATCCCGAATCTGGACAACCTGCTATCCGAGGACGGGTTCACGAACCCCGGGGCCCCCGAACTTGCTAAGCTCCGGGAAATCTTCGGCACGGGCGACGGCCTCCAGCAGGTAGGCAGACAGCTCACCCACAGCCGGGATATGTACCAACAGCGTCAGGATATCCGCAGACTCACAGAGGCTCTCCGGGAACGGTACGACCAGAACATCGCCGAGGAGATAATCACCGGCGGGATATCCGTAGGCCTGGATATCGGCAGCCAGCTCCTGGTAGCGAAAGCCGGGGCTTTGGCCGGCGGACCTGCCGGCGCAGCGACCGCATCCATCACCTACAACGCCGCCCGATTCTCCGGGGATTTCGAGGACCAGCTTATCTACGACTACGGGGTAACTCCCGATATGGCCGAGGCAATCGCCATCCCGACGGCCGTCGCCTACGCCTGGCTGGGTAAAGTGCAGGCGGGTAAGTTCGCCGAGTTTTCCAAGTCGCAGGTATTCGTCGACGCATTCAAGGGCAATTTCAGTAAGGAGTTGGCGAAGAACAGCTTGAAGACCGGGGTATCCGCCTACCTGTTCGAGGTCGGAGTCGAGGGCCTGCAGAAGTCCGCGGAAGAAGCGGCAAAACAAACCCTCCGGGTACTCGGCGAGGAAGGTCTCAAGGACTACGGTATCACCGACTCCGTCGAGGCGGTCCTTACCGAGATGGTGGAAGCCGCCAAGGGTATGCTCATCCCGGTAGGCGCAGCCGGCGTAGTCGGGAACATCCGACGCGGGGCCAGGACCGGGGCGATAGCCCGGCAGACGGAAGCCAACGCACGCCTAGCCAAGGCAGCCCTGGATGCCGAGGCAGCCTGGGATGCCGACACCCCGGACATCGGCAGCGAAACACCTACCAGCACCTTGGACCGGGAGAACATCCTGGAAGGGTCCGCCCGGGTACTTGC